TCGGGAAGGGTTGGGAGACCTAATCCGCCTAGGTGCTCAGGTAGGAACCAAGGAATGGTTAACCCTTTATTCTTGCTCCCTTGATTGGTGAGCTGATCCCAGTTGTGATTCAGATACGCTTTGAAAACGCGTACCCGATCCTCTTTGGCGCACTCGTTGACTAGAGTGTGAGCATTTTTGCTGATAGAATTAAGAGTTCCCCAGTTGTGGACGGCGACTTTGTCCGTTTTTCCACTGGTGGTCCTTCCCTGCCCGACTAGTAGTCCCATGTTGATCTGAGGGATTTGGTAAAGAAATCGCACGTGCGGATTTTCTTTTCCTTTCTCAGAGAGGTCACATGTGGCTCCTATGACTGCGTATTGCGCTGAGTTCATGTTCAAGAACTCCTTCGCGAAGAAGTATTTGCCGATGCTCGGTGCCATCCCGCTCTGATGAGCGAGGGCCTCCCACTGTAGTCGTGCGGCTTGCGTTGCACGGAAGACACAATCGTCTCCGTTTAATGCGATGCCCGCGGCTTTCAGTGTTAGGCTTCGACCCAATTGTCTCTCCCGCGTGAGACGGCAAATGGTGGCATTGACCAGACAGAGAATTGGAAAGCTAGTTATGCTTCCCATGAGTTGTCCCCAAAGTTGTGGTTTGAACGTTCCTGCGTTGTCTGGATCTTCGATTTGATGGCCGGTTAAACTTTCTTTGAATAGTTTGCTGACCCTCTTATCTTTGATACAGATTTTACAGATTTCGTCCACCACAGTGTTGCTGAAAGATGGTTTAAGATTGTCTGTGGCGGCCTTATAGTCGCCGCTTAGATAGCTTTCCCCCTCTCTCAGCTCGCCCAGTTGAGATTCCAAGTATTTACTTGAGATTTCTTCACCGATCAGTTTGAAGGCACCGCTTTCGTGTTTACGAAGGGTGCTCCACAACCACTTTTGTAGTGGCTTCAATACTGTGTAGGTTTTTACTGGTCCTTTGCTGATGACTCGCACTTTCAGTGCCTCTGCCAGAGCTACGAGCTCTACTTTCTTCTCCTCACTTATGGCTCCGTCCAGCAATTGTTCATATAGCTGGCGCCACTTTTCCGTTAAACTCGAGTCATCCATCTCGAGTCGACGGCTCCTCCACGTTTTTCCTGCCATGCGGAATTTGATAAGCTTCTTACCTGGAGCTTTCAGATTTTCCATTTCTTCACTGGCCATTACAGCGCCGACGGCTCCTCCCTTTCCTCGTGAAAGTAGATAGTTCGCTTTGGTGCTGGGAAAGAAAGACTCGAATCCCTTTTCGTAGTCGTAAGTTGTGTTTTCGTAACACTCCCTTACAGTTCTTCTCAGCTCCTTTTCGAATGTTTCGTCGGAGATGCCTGTCTTTGCGATCTGTTCTTCCCGGCTAGGTAGGGCTCTTTTTGTAGTTAGGTTGACAAATGTCTCCCTTTTTGCAATTTTGAGTTCAGCCTCCCCGGGTCGTTCCATCGCACGCTTAACAGTGTCCAGTGTCGTTATGATTTCCGCGAATCTCAGAGGCTTCGTACGCTTCTTGAGATCCAACCACTCCATCACCTTGCCACCCAGCAATACCCTAGGATTATCCTCCGCCGGCAACCCAGCCGGCGGAGGGGGAGGCTCACAATTTAACGCACAAGATTTCCACGCGGCAATCTTGTATTTGTAAAATTTGAGCCAATCTCCAC